TTTATCTTTACATTCTGACGAACTTCAAGAATAAACTTTGGTATCTCGTGCTGTTCTCCTAATTGTCCAAGAACTTCTGCATCGGTACTATCAGCACCAGTTCCTGTTTTTTTGCCTGTTGGCTCTAGTCCGATATAGTCAAATAACAGACTTCTAAGTTGCACTGTAGAGTTCGGATTGAACTCTCCTCTGTCTTTAATAAATCTTTGTACTTCGGGATATGAATTTAGTTTATCTACTGCTTCACTAATTTGAAGTTGCATCAAAGTAGAACTTTGAGTCAATCTCTCTGGATCAAACGGAACACCATTACTTTCCACATCACAGAGAAAACGACAGCCAGGTAATAGAATGTTTCTATACACCCAAGTAAGTCTACTATTAGTATCTAGTGCTTTCTTAAACTTGTGAAATAATGTTAGAGTTACAACTGCGTCCATTGCAGCATAGTCTTTCATTACTTCAAAAGGAACTAAATCCCAACTAAAATCATCTTTTAATATGCCATGCTGTTTACGATAGTTATCTATCCACTCATATAGAGTTTGTTCATATTCGCCATAGTCTGTATGCTTCATTGCTAGCATTTTTAGACCGTGTGTTCCAGGTTGTTCATCTAGTAAATAATGTTGAAGCATAGTATCTTCAAATCTAGGAAAGTTAAAATTGAAATGATACTCAAACCATGCCAAGTCAAACTTTGCATTATGAAATACTACTATCTTCTTCTCAAACAGTTGTTGCATATATCCTTCACATTGTTTATCAATACAATCTGTAGAGATATATGCTCCTTGTTGCTTTCCATTGTGTTCATATGAAAGAGAGAACCCAATCATATATCCATCTCGTGGAGATAATGCACTTGTTTCACAGTCAAGAGCTATCTCTTCACCATCAGATGCTAATGCACTGGTAAGAAACACATACGCTTCTTGTGTATCTTCTATGCCTATCTTAAATTCTTCAGGTATATCGTGAACTTTGAGATCTCCAGTTATATAATCCTTAATATTATCTACTGCTTCTTCAAACGATCTCTTTGCTTCTGGACGAAAGGCTATCATAGCAGGATTAATTATAGGCAAAAACTTATCATTTATAAGTCTGCCATTCTCTGCCGTAATAGATGTTTTCTTAGTGAAGTACTTGAAAGGTTCTGAACCTACAAGTATCAAGAAATCATACTCGTCTACATTTATTTCTATATCTACATCTGATTTCAATATCTTTTTCTTTTTAACTGTTGATAAAGCATATCTACTAAATTCAAAGTCAAACCATTTGTGAAAGTCCGTTGAACTCGGACTTGTTTCTACTAGTGCTATCTTAGCCATATAATACTCTCTTAATTTCTCCTATTTGTTCTTTTGTTAAGTTACCGGGGTCTTGATTTTCTTTTAATTTTACTATCTTTACTGCCATGTCCATGCTTTCTGCAAGACCCTTTATTTCCTGTGCTGCTTGACGACCTGCATCGTCTCCGTCAAACATAATATCTATACCTGTTGCTCCCTGCATTTTTAGTAGAGATAATTTTACCCAATTCATCTGTCGTGTACCAAAACAGCACACTGTATTCTTGAGACCATTGTCCCATAGATTCAAGGCATCAAACATGCCCTCTACAAGTATAGCACGATTCTGTATTAGCTTTGGCTTTGCTGGACAGAATGGTAACTGTACTCCATTAGGATAGATATAGTACTTAGGTCTATTCTCTCCTATCATTGTATTGGTTGTCAGTCGCCCGATCAACCCAACTGTTTTACCAGTTATATCACGAATTGGGAAAATTATTCTGCCTTCAAATTTAGGAACATTCCAAGTAAATGCCTGCCAAATCTTTAGTGTTTCTTTTCCTATGTTTCTAAACGGAGCGTCCCAGGTAATTCTATCGTCTGGAAGTTGTATTCCTACTGTCTCCGCTTGTTTTTGTTCTATCTTTTCTTTTATCTTGTGTATCTTTATCTCTAAACTTGTCGCTGGTGCGCCGAAGTGTGTAAATACATTGCCCTTAAAACCACAAGAGAAACAATGCATTACTCCTGTGACCTTGTCTACTCTCATGCTAGGATTTGTGTCATCGTGTTCAGGGTTAAGACACTTTATAACAGCGTCATTTCCCTGAATCTTATAATCAATTCCTTTTTCTGTAAGTAAATCTATTGCAATCATAATATATATTATACTCGATTTTTGAACTTATGTCAAGTACTATTTTTAGCACTCCTTGACAAAGATACCATCGATCATTTTTCCCTTTCTATCCTTTATATCATCATAGGCGACTTCTAAACATTGTTGTAAGTTAGTTCCGTTTCTCGCTGCAATATTAATAAGAATAACTAAACAGTCTCCTATATCATCTTTTATATCTTGTTGTTTGCAAACATTATCAGATAATTCACCTACTTCTTGCATTAGTTTTAGAACTTGATCTTTATCTGTTGCACCATCAATGAGGTTTCTATCCTCATGCCATTCTACTACTTTATTTATTGTATCTATCAATTTTCTTCTCCATTAATTTTATATATTCTTTACTTAATTCTATCATTATAGAATCTCTACTATGTTTCTCTGCAACTATTCCTGTTGTACCTGTTCCTGCAAATGGGTCTAAAACTACACCATTTTTGGGGCAGCCTGCTAATATACAGGGTTCTACTAATTTCTGTGGATAAGTTGCAAAATGTCCTTCTTTTGCACTTGTGTCACTAGGAATTGTCCAGACTGATCTTTTATATTTTAAACCTTCTCCATCTATGCAAGGTTCTTTTATCGCATTGTGATCAAAATGATACTTACGACTTTTACTAAATAAAAACAAATATTCATGTGCTTTCGTACATCTACTTGTTATACTCTCAGGTAGTGGATTTGGTTTATGCCAGATAATATCCTGTCTTAAATACCAACCACTATCTTGCATTGCTAGTGCAAATCTCCATGGCATGCCTAATAGTTCTTTCTTATAGTAACTATCTCCTATATTTATCCATAGAGTTCCAGTATTTTTCATTGTTCTTTTGACTTCTCTAAAAACTGATACAAGTTTCTTTATAAACTGATCTGGAGTATCTTCTAGTCCTATTTGATCGTCTCTTCCTCTAATTGCTCCACACTTTTCACATTTGTACTTAAAAAATTCTTTTGGTCTATTTACAGAACTTCCTATTGCATGCGCTCTAAAGTCTTTGCCTTGATGATTGCAGTTTGGATCACCACCTATCCACTCTGCTGTATTGTAATCTCGAAGATTCCAATAGGGTGGACTTGTTATACAGCAATCAACTGTATTTCTTTTTATACTTTGTAATGCTTTTCTACAATCTGAGTTTATTATCTTTATCATTTTTATACTGGTGGAGGTGACAGGGGTCGAACCTGCGACCTACTGCGTGCAAGGCAGTCGCTCTCCCAACTGAGCTACACCCCCTATAAGTCATACACATCTTCATCTGAAGATAGTGTTTCTTTTAATTCTGCTTTTTCATCTGGATCCATTACAGTATGCGGTCCAATCTTTAGTGTTTCCCAATTAATTTCACTCACAAATCCAGACATCTTATCATTTCTCATCTTTTCACAAGTGAACTTAATTGCGTTCTCCTTGTCTCCCCAATGGGATATTTGATAAGCTGCATCAACTGCGTCAAATATACCTTTCGAGAATCGTACTTGATTATTCTCATTTGTTTGAACTGCAGTAGCTACTAAGACGTTTTCATCTTGTGCTAGATACTTTAATGCTTTTGATATTTCAATCTGTTCCGTCCAGTCATACTGACCTGAACGACTTGGAGCGTTGTGACGCTTGACTTGGTTTAGATAATCAACTACGATAATCCCTAGATCATCATACTCAGCTCGCTTCTGTCGCACTGTACTAATAACTTTCGCTACTGTTAGTGCAGGATCGTAAACTACATCTATTTGATTAGTTCTATTAAACTTCTCTCTTGTGAGTAGTCTATGAAACCTATCAAAATCTTTCTCTTTGAGATAGCTCTCATAGTGTTCCTGTCCATTATCAAAACGGGCTGACCACCACCTTGCAATTTTCTGCCATTCATCAGGGTATAAGTTTTTCTCTATTAGTCTACCGAGAGGCACATTAGTACTCATACTGACAATTCTTTGCAGAATCTGTCTTGTGTCCATTTCGATAGTAAAGTAGAGAGCTGACTTTCCTGTTTCTTGCACTGCTCTCGCAATATTACAAAGGGTAAATGATTTTCCTCCACCTCGCTGTGCGCCGACAACGACCAAATCTTTGGGAGAAAATTTGTAGGATAAATCATAATCTTGATTCAATCCTAACGCTAATCGACTAGTAAGGTCTTCCTCTGAGTCGAATAGTTCTACTGTGTCCATAGCTTCATCTTCGTCTTTTGTATCGACTCGATCTTGCACTTGGACAACTAATTCTTGCAGACTGTCAATGTTTTCCTGTGCGTCTGCTAGTGTTATTGTGTTCTCTATATAGTCATCTATGCGAGTAAGTATTTCTCCCTGTGCAAACTCGTTCTTTAAATAATCGAGCAGGAGATATGGATCGACTTCTGTTTCAACAGATTCGATTGCATAGATTTGTTCTTGTAATTCTCTAGACCTGATACTGGATTTTAGGTCTTCAAAAGTAGGTAACTTGTGATATTTTAATACATGCTTGTCAATTATACCATGAATTTTTTGGTAGGTTGTTGATGGCAGATAATGGGATTTCAAACGATTCCAAGTTACAAAATCGCTTTGTGATATAATCTGTTTAAGTAATGCTGATGCTAATGTCAATTATTCTCCCAAATAAAGCGAGTGCGGGGAAAATCCCCACACTCTAAGCTAAACTAGCCAATGTTTTTTCTTGCGCTGCCATCGTAGTCTGAGCAGGTTAGTCCTCTTCTTGTAAGCATAGTTTTAACACCTCTTACAGTTTTACCGACTTCGTCTGCAATATCTTCAACTGACATATCAGAAATTTCTAGATCAGCAAGAACGTCTGCTTTACCGTTGCCTTTTACATGCTCTTGTTTTGGTATAGCATTAATCTCGCCAGCTCTTAGTAAAGAAAGTGCTTTTCCTCTGATTGAGTTTACACTTTTACCAAGAGAGTCTGCAATCGCTTCAACGAAAGCTCCATCATTTACCATATTGATAAATGTTGATTCTTCATCATCGCTGTAAGTCTTTACAGATTCCATCTTTGGTGCAGGTTTAACATGTGATGTTAACTGCATAGATAGAATTTTACCTTGAATTGACTTAGCACTAAATGCTCCGCCTTCAAAGTTCTCAGCAATCTCAGCATATGTATACTGACCGCTGTTGTCTTCAACAAATGTTGCAAGAGTTGCTTCTTGCTCATCTGAAAAAGATTTGCTTGCTGAAGCAGAAGCTAGTTCTACCTCATAGCCCATTTTTCTTAGTTTTGAAGATACACTTCTTGAAGATGTATCTAACTCAACAGCTGCGTCTGCAACCATTACTTGGGAAACCGGGCCGTTGCCTACAAAGTCTACTAGACTTTGAGTTCTTTCATCTGTCCACTTAGGTACTGCCATTATATTCTCCTATTAAATATTTTATATTGGTTATAATCTCGACTCCTCGATCTCGAGCAGTCTGGGTTTTTGCTGACTCAACCCCACTTTCATTAATAAGGTGAGTGCAATCTTTTGTTAAACTTGATTTAACTACGAATCCGTAGTTTTCAAGTACGTCTTTTGCATGAGACTTATTAGCATAAGTTTTCAACTTACCACTAATACAAACTGTTCCTTTGATTTCTTTTTCTTCTACTGCTGAATATGAACTTGTAAAATCAAAAGGAAGCAAATCCAAATAGTGATTAGGATAAAATTCTGTGCCTAACCATGCTAATAGATTTTCCGTTGCTTTTGGGCCGATACCTGCATCACTACAAGTTAGCTCGTTGATATCTCGTATGTTTGAGACTGTTCGACATATTTTTTCTGAAACGGATCGTCCAATCAACGGAATAGAAAAGGCGGGTATAAGTGTTTGAAGGTCTACTGATTTCGACTTCTCAAGTTCTTCATAAACTTTAGTACCTATCTTCTCTGAGTCTAAACGCATGATAATCTCATGTTTTTCTATTTTATAGAGTTCCACTATGTCTTCGACTTTCAACCTTTTCATGGTCGCTGGTCCAAGACCTTTTATTTTAAGTTTAGAAACAAAGTTTTCCAACTTCTTGTCATTCTTTGCTTCACAATAGTCATTCCTACAAAATAATTGTTCATTTACAAGCTCTAGTTGAGAACTGCATGATGGACAATCTGTTGGGATTTCTATTCTTTTCATATTTTCTATTTATATATTATATATAAAACTAACCTCATTGTCAAGAAATATTTTTCGATTTCTCAGATTTGGGTATATTATAATTTTGATGTCTTACTAGCCAATCTTCTGCTGTTTCTCTTTTCTTTGGAAACCACCGCAGTATCTTGGAGTTTATCGAAAAGCACTCTGTATATCCACCAAATTTTATATTTGGCATATACTTATCATCTGCAAACATTTCGTGTAAAACCCACTCCATTTTTCTACAATCTTCGTAGTCACCTGTCCATGTTCGCTGAATGAACTGTTGGTAATCGGGTGTATAGAAGTCTTTGCTAGAACCTCGTTGTAGAACTCCAAGTCCTACTTTACCTGCTCGAAACTTTGCAATTCCTACTTTAAGGAATTTTTCTTGTGTTTCGGGGTTTATAAACTTGATTCCATAAATGATACCTTTCATTAAAAAATCCAAATTCTGTTTCTGTAAGCATAGACAAACCACTTAAAGCCATGTCCATACTGTGCTGATTTGAGGCGATTATACATCTTCGTATCTTTTTGAGAAGTATAATCGTGTGTAAAATACTCTAATATAGGCACTTATAGTTAGAAATATAACTGATACTATTGATAGTATCTCAGGGCTGGTAACACCAAACCTTTCTATAAGTACATAGAGTATTAAATAGTTTAATGGAAACTGAGTAAGTAAAGCACTCAGTACACTAAACATTGTTTCTTTATGTATTCTTTTTGTTCTTTTATCCATATTTGTCTTTGTCGTTTTCTTTATAATACATATAAAGTAAAAACATTGCTACTACTATTGTTGTTGTAAAGTCCATTAGCACATTATCCTTTGGCACCAATTCTCTGCACAATCTTCTGCATAACACTCAGCGTGTTCATGTGCTTTTACTGTTCTTATTTTTTTATCATCTTCGTATAGGTCTATTTCAAAACCATACTTCGTATTCATTACCAAAGCAAATCTAGCGCCCTCAACAGGGACTCCATACTCTTTATACTCTGATACTATCTCTCTAAAATTCGCTGTCTTTTCCTGCATAAAACTCCTCTAGCATTGGTTCGAATATACTTCTTCTGAAGTATTCAATATCTTTTTCCTTAAACTTGAAACCAAGTCTTTTTTCTATTCGTCGCTGTTCGTGAATCCATAATCTAAACTCTTCGTAGAGCATTTCTTCGGGATACCAAATCATCTTCTTCTCCTATTTTTCTCGGAGATCATTTCTGCACTGACATAAGTTATCCAACCCATTAGTAGGAGAATGAGAAAGCCCAAGATAAATCCAATTATCTCCACTACTCAACTCTCCTAACGATTTTGGGTATGATCTTCCCACTTCTAATCACTTCCACTTTACACCCTATCTCAAGATCAAGGGCTTCAATGAAACCTGCATTATGCAAGGTTGCTCTAGAAATGTTCGCATCATCAATGATTATAGGGTCTAGAATTGCAACTGGTGTTACGGCTCCAGATTTACCTACATTCCATTCTACATCAAGCAGGGTTGTAGTTACGCCGGCCTCTCGAGTCTTGTATGCAAAAGAACCACGAGGGTGATGTGCAGTGTACCCAAGCCTCTCAAACTCAGTTACATCGTCTAGTCTCCACACCGCTCCATCTGTGGGATAATAATACTTGTCTACTGTTAGAACAGTGGCTAGACCCAATGCTCCGATTGTCAGCAATTTGTGTGACCACAAATCCATATTATTCGGTTCTACATTGTAGGCGACAAAGGTCAGATTAACTGATCTTTCTTTAAATTCATCATCATTCTTTAGATTAAGTGAGCCTGCGGCATAGTTCCGTGCATTAGGAAATTCGACTGGAGCAACTACTTCTCCTGTTATTTGTAGTATCTTTTCATCAGTTTGTAACTGACGAGGTACAAGATACTTTATTTTGTTTGTAATTGGAACACCTTTCTTACCATCACCACGAGTTAGAGCCATCTTTAGCTGTCCTTCAACATAGAGTATGCTAACTGCAGACCCATCTAGTTTAGGTGTAACTACTACTGATTTATCATCTGCCCATGACGGGGGTGTGGTCTCGCCAGAAAAGACTTTCTGTAAAGACCACATAGGAAAGGTGTGAGCAATTCGTTGCTCTCTATTATCTTCATAACCGACTTCTTCGTCTACCTGTTTCAGTCTATCATAAACATCATCAGCGATCAATGGTTGTCCATTGAAGTACGCTAAGTCACATTGCTTTAGATAATTTTCCAAACTCATACATATATTATATTCGAGTTTGAGATCATTGTCAAGAACTATTTTTTAATTCTGATAAATATTGTCTAGTAAATCTTTAAAGTTTTCTTCGATAACTTTTTTACTTTCTGCAAGAGAAAGAATCTCGACTAATGCTGTAAATAGTTCCCTTGAGTTGTCAAAATCTAACTCCATAGCAACACCTTCTTTAGAAGGCTTCCATTCTTCGCTAAAGTCTTGATAATATTTTCTTATATGCAAATATTCTTTTCCTCTAAAACTATTTACCATTAGGTATATTTTTTGCCCTTTATCTTCATTATAATGTATTTCTCTCTCATACATAGAAGGAGCTGTATGTAATTCAATCATTTTTTAGTATCTTTGAGAGAGGAACTATCGAAACTACATTCTCAGGTACTAATAGTCTGTACGAGTCGGTATCCCAACACCAGCATAATACTTGGTGTTGGTTTGCTTTTGCACGATTTCTCTTTGACTGTATATAGTCATTATCGAACTCCGTTGTGCAAACATTATACTTTAGTTTACGACTTTTTGCACTACGATATGTGATTACTGCATCGCCGTGCTTTTCCATCTCTTGTATAAATTTATCTTTTTTCATTTTTCTCCTGCGTTGGTTGATGTAATCCTTCACCGTCCAATCGCTAGGTTAAAAAACAACTGAATTTACAAGATATAAAAATTCCTCGACTTGGTTAGAAGTCGAGGATTAAACTACCAACTAGCCGTTAAGCTTGTTGATTGCTTCTGCAAAATACTTAGCGGCTTTACCGGTAAGTTTTGTGACTATGGAATCATCAACATCAATTCCTGCGTCCGAAAGAGCTGAACTCAGCTCTTGTTGTGCGCCTTCTTTTGATACTCTAGTTCCACCACCGCCTGATGCTTTGCCGGCTGCAGGGGTTTTCTTCACATAAACACCAGCTTTTGTTAGAATCATTCTAACACCATTTGGTGTCTGCCCGATATTTTCTGCAATATCTGACACAATTTCCATACTCGTTTCTGGAGTAGGATCAGCACTTTCGTAGTCTTGGACTACTTGTGCTTTCAATTCATCTGTCCAATTTGACATTCTTTTTCTCCGTTTGTAAGATTCTGGCAACCCGGGCGCCCACCCTGTCGCTTGCCTCATCTGTAAATAAAATCTATCACTCATTTATATATATATTATATATAGAAATAAGGACAAAGTCAAGAACTATTTTTTGATTCTTCACTACAAGTATTTTTCTATCGTAGAAATTTTTTCATGTGCTTCTGCTATTCTCTCAATCTGAGTTTCTATAGCTTCAACTATGTTTGGGTGATCTCCTATAGCAACAGAATTACGCATATATACTGATATGTTTGCTTTTGCTACTGCGATCTCACCTTTTGCTTTTTCTATTATTGCTTCTAATAAACTATTCTTCATCTATCGCTCCTACATAAGAGGTTACAAAACGAAACCTAAGTCGCTCACTCAATACTGAGGGTAGCAATATAGGCGCCATTGGAATTGCCATTATCGAAAAGATAACAGCATTTAGTAACCACCACTTTACTACTAGCGATTTTGGTTTGACTAATCTTAGTATCTGCATTGAAGGCCACCAAAGCCTCCATACTGATATTAAAACTGTTGTTATCCAAAATGCTGTAATAACATTAATATAATTTAACTCCATATTCTTCTAGGTGTCGAAGACTACCTAAGTTACATGCTAGTTGATTTTTGTATCTACCACCATATTCAACATAGGGAAAGAAAGTATCACTAAAATCAAAAGGCGGTTCAATCGTATAGACTAGATATCCATACTCACCATCTGGGTTAACCCATTCCTTTTTGATAATAGCAGGAGTATTATTAGCAATACACCAAACTTTCTCACCTATCTGAAACCTTTCACAAACACACTGCTCTGGTAGTATAACCTGTTTCCAGTCATACCCCTCTTGAGGGTGTTTGAAAGGTACTCCGACCTTTTCGATAATATTCTTCACAAAAGCAGGAGAGCGATAAAGACTACTTGCGATCTCTGAAAGATTATATCCTTCAATATACATTTCGCATACAGACTTTATCTCGTCTTTCGTTGCTAGTTTCCCTTTGTTTTGGGACTTTCTAAGTGCAATAAAAGATTCCTGATCTCTATGATCTGCTATTATCCTTGCCAATCTTGAGGTGTTGTATGTTATTCTTAACATCTGACACGCTTCTTTCTTTGTTATTGGCTTTTCTGTTTCGAGTAAGTTTATTACTCGGTCTATATTTTGTTTAGTTAAGTTCTCGTGATCTTTCTTTTTTATCATCTTCTATACCTAGTAAAATAATTGCATAGTGAATTATCTTGTATACATCTTCCCGATTATAGCCTTCTTTCTTGCCATAACGCTGGGCATATTTTATTATATTACCGACACAAAAACCAACTCCGTGACCTGAATCTGTTACAAATTCAGTAGACTGTATCTTATTCATGCTGTAATGCTTTGAATAAGTGCCATCTATCCATTGTTTAATTTCATTTAGCACTTTATCTTCATTAAATTTATACATGTTTTCTTCTTCTTCTGTTATTTTTAGGTTTAAAACTTGGTCTTCGCCATCTGCTTACTGATGACTTAGCGTGTCTAATATAATCGTCTTTCTCTTTACCTGCAAGAGATTCGGGGATAAAGATTTTTACTCCCCTATAAAAAATTTGTTCCATTACGTACTTGTAATCCTTTTATCGTACCAAGCCAACCCTTCGTCCCACCAATCTGGTGTAGGTCTGTGTGACCATTTTGCAAAGGTTGCCTTGTCTGTGTGGTAGTACAGACGATACGAACCTACGACATCGTCTGGGTCTTTCAGTTCATCTGGCATAGCCATACCGAAAGGAGTGAGTCCATCTCTAGGCAAGTTCTTTGGGTCTGGCAATTTATTAATTACTTCAACCACTGACTTGTGTTGTTTGCCATAGCGATAATGATACTCGTCATTAAGAGCATTAGCATAACAATGAACCCACTCAAAATTGTCAAGAGACTGCCGTGTCCATATCGTGCAAGGGTGATTGTACATCATTGGCAGATATGGAGTGAGGGGTCTCTCGTCCATTGGTAAATGTTTTATTTTAGCTTTATGTTCGTTTAGAATAGCAGACTCCTCTCGATTCAATGCTCTAGGTATAAACCCAAGCACTTCATCTACCCATACTGCTGTGCATAAAAGCTGTGCAGCTTCTAGTGGCATCTTGACGATATGTTTATCGACATGGTACTCCGCACATTTATCTAAATTTTCGTCTAAATAAAATAAATTCATGGGTATATTATATCGAAATTTGGGATTGTTGTCAAGAATTATTTTTTGAAATGATCCTTGACATACTTAGAATATGCCAAGGAAATGATAATAAGTAAAAGTATCGAAAGACTACTTACCGAAAGCACGACCTGCCTCCGATATACCAAACGCTCCAAGTGTTACCACTACTAGCGATGTGTATATTGTGTCGTCAATTATCAACTCTTTACCCATAAATGCTGTGATAAGATCACAACTGGCGAATACTATCATAAAGAAAAAAGAAATAAATCCTATGATTGCTTTCTCGTTTACATCATTATCATCTAAAAACAAATCCATAAACTTTCTCTTTGGCGGAGCTAATCTTTTCTTAGCTGCTTCTGCTTCGGTTTTCAAAGCAGAGATAGTATCTTCTGCGTCATCTAGCTTATCTACTAGAGACATATATTTATCGAGGTCAATATTTACCTCATTTCGGTTCTCCGTCTGTTCCATCGGTTGTTACCTTTCGATAGTAAACTACTACCTCTTTGAGTTCACGAATATATCGCTTTAACTCTTGCATATTATATGCCATTAATTCATAGTCAGGTACGGACATAGCGAGAAATACTACTTGTCCTTCTCGTTTTTCTATATCAGCTAAGAACTCTTCTATGTTCTGTTCGCTAACTACATACCAGTAAGGTTCTTTTAAATCTATTTCACGAGGTAGTACAGGCTGAATAATCTGCCTTTCTACTGGTTTTGCACTAACCTCTAATGTCTTTTGTGGGAGTAGGCTGCACTGTGATACCATCATCAGCGTCATCAATATCCCTACTGTCTTGTTCGATTCCATCAAATACCTCTTTTGTTGCTTTATTTACTCTTGTCTCTATTAGACCGGGTTTTGCCGCTGCTAATCTAGTAAGATTATGTCTTTTAAATATATCAAGATAGCGACTCATTTCTAACTGAATCTCTTGATTTTTAGATTGTAACTCCAAAATGCTCTGTCCTTGTAGAGCAAAGTCACTTTGAAGTGTTTGTATTGTTTGTTCTTGTACTTCAACAGCTACTTCTAGTACTTTTACATTTCCAAGTAGCTTCTGATTTTCTTGATATAAGTAGTAACAAAGACCACTTGCGATCAGTGTAGTACCTAGAAAAACTTTATACATGCTCCCACTCCTTGTTTTGGAATAAAAGAGCTTCTGCTTCTCGTCTACGAACAAGCCCTTGGAGAACTCTGCCTCCAGCTTTATTCCATCTTTTGAGTTGATGTGGAACATCTTCTAAGTCGCCTTCATTTACTACTTTTAATAGTGTTGATTCTCTTAGGTTAGTCGGCCCGAGGTTATATACCCAAGCTACTAATGCGTCAAATTGGAACTGTTCCAATGACACTTTAACCATATCGTTTATGTACTTACAGAATTCCTCTAGCTCTACCTCGAGCATGTGTTCTGCGTGATTCTGACTCCATTCGTCACCTGCTTTTACATCTTTTGTGTGACCATAGCCAATAGTCCAGACGCCTGCTGGACATCTGTATGCGTGCGCTTCAAACCCTTCAAACTTTTTGATAAGAGCTAAGCCTTCTTTACTTATTTCCATTTGTCTATTCTCCTCTGCCATTTTTGAATCTCCTTATCAATGGTGGCTAACATCTCTTCGTCACTCTTCTTTCTGCGTTCTTTCTCTCGCTGAATAGAAAGGCGACTCCGCCTTGAGCGCGGAGTCTTGCAATGAACCATCATTCTATGTCGAATGTTTTAGGTTTCATTTCATCAGGAATATTCTTCACTACATTAATAGTAAGAATACCATCACAAAGTCTTACGGAATCAACTTCCATAAACTCGCCAAGAATAAACTGCTGGTCAAATCCTTTACTCGAAAAACCTTTATGCAAATAGCTTTCGCCTTCTTGCAACCAGTTAATCGGTTTTGCTTTGATTAACAACTTATTTCCGTCTTGTTCAACGCTTACATCATCACGATGAAAGCCTGGAACTGCAATCTCCACACTTACCTGATCTTCGCCATCTTTTACGATATTGTATCGTGGATAAGTTGAGTCTACTGTTTCAAACACTGATGGGTCGAACCCTAAAAAATGTCTTAACATTGTATTTGTCATAATTATACTCCTATACTATGAGCCACCCTTTCGGTATGGCACTGAAAACACCATTGTTTTCATACTTATTATCGCATAATTTAAACTTAAAGTCAAGAACTATTTTTCTAGTCGTCATCAAATTCGATCATTTCATTGGCTTCTAGATAGTCTATTGCTCTCTGTATGCCAACAAATTTAGCGTAGTAATAAGTTCCTATGTTACTTAAAATTAATATTATTAGGTATGCTATATCTATATTCATAAGTATATTATCTCATGCTTTTAACTTCATGTCAAGTAAAAAAATTTAATTCTTGACATTTACCTCAAAGTCGAATATAATAGAGTAAATGAAAATAGAATGGACACACAAAGATCGCCAGTATCTAAAAGATAATTACAAGCATATGCCAGTTAAAACAATGGCAGAACATTTAGGGCGTTCTGAAAATGCTATAAGAAAGCAAGTTCAATACCTCAGAAAGAGAAGGTGGACATTTTGAAAATACACACAAAACATATGAATATAGAAAGAGCATTACGAAAATTCCGAGCTTACGGCAAGGAACTCAAACAAGAACTGCTAGAAAGAAAAGAGTATAAAAAACCAAGCATAAAAAGAAATACTACTAAGCAAGCAGCGATACGAAGAAATCAAAGAAAAAATCAAGAAGCGAACAACTCACAAGCAAATTGGAAAGCGCTTGACCGTAAACTTAAAAGGTTAAAAGACGCTGACGCATTGGATAGTGAGAATTAGCACTTCAAAAAACAACTTTACTTTACAAAAATAATTTATTTTTACATTCAAGTAACTCGTTTCAATGAGGCTCTACATGACCTTCAAAAAATAAGTCTTTACTTATGCCGATTTTCGTGGTATAATATTTATATCTAATTTATAAGATAGACCAAACCCAATCACTGGTCTGTCTATTCTTTCCCTAAACTGCATTGTTTAACAATCCACAGTCGAAGCGTAAGCGAGAGACTGGGGTGTTTGGTTTTATGCTAAGTCTGGGAAAGAGAATAGACCAAATCGTGTTACATTCACTTAAACTGTATAAAGCACGACCTCAACTGAATCAACCGATTCAATTCAAAAACATCTAAACTAACTACTAAAAATTCGCCTTTAATTCCCAATACTTTCACGCAACCGAAAATTTTTAAAGCAATAAAAAAAACCCGAACTAAATCGGGTCTAATTTTGCTCTAACTTTGTCCTTCAGCCTAGAGATTCTAGTAACAACTTTAAAGTTTCTTTAGGAGCTTTCTCAAGCCCAGTTAGGGTTTGATTACAACCCAGCTGGGATTGGATTTCACTCACTATCTCTAACTTTGTTACTGGTACTTCTCCAGTTTTCGTTCGATATTCAACTCGTTGATATACTCCTTCCTTTGCCAGTTTTCCTATGATACTTCTAGCACTTTTATTATATACTTGTGCCAATTTGTCCACAGTTTCTCTAGTTGGATTATCCATATACTGCTGAACTATGTTAGCTGTATCATCTTCGTTGTAATTCATTTTCGTACTCCATTTTTCTTATACTATGTTCGTATGGTCTAGCTGGTTTTATCTCTACACCATCTTTAGTCACTCTGCCAGAGTTGTAAGTTCTGTAGCATACTCCGAACTCTATATAAATATGGTTCATTTTTACACTCCATTCTTCGTACTCTAGCAGTAACCTTCGTTTTTCTACTTCGTTTTTATACTGAGTCATCTTGCATATGGGTTCGGCTTTGGATTGCCCATAGCGTCTACACCTCTGTCGATAGCTGTACCATCAGTATATCCACACATCTTTCTTCGCTGTATTTCTTTTCTAGCAATCTTGCCATCAGGTGTTTGATCGAATCTCAACTTCTCTAGTTGAGCGTCTGTGTATTTTATAAATTTCATTATTCTCCTATTAGTTTAGCAAGCTCTTCGAAATCATACTGCTGGTTGAATTTGACTCCTACTCGCTTGTGTGTTGGTTTACTTACTGTATAGTCCAGCACTATATCTTTCTCAGCCAATTTCTCCATTGACTTCATAAAATCTTGGTACTCGTTCTGCGTCAGCATAACTTTCTCTAGCGTTATTTTTTTCATGATCCTTGTCCTCTACTTAGTTTAAAGCTTCTTCGCTTATGTTTATTCATTGTAGACATACTTCTTGGCTTTTTACCAATACTCGTTCCTTTTCTAGTAGGCGTATGTCCTGTGGTTGTTACTGCTTTTCTCATTATCTGCTTCCTATTAATAATAGCAACCATGTTGCTAGGATAATGTACCCTACAAGTAGCTCTAAGTGATCGTAGTCTTTATATTCCTTCATATCTTTACTATCTTATAGCCTCGTCTTACTACTTCGTTTCTGCACTTCTGTTTTACCTTCGGTTTTCCACTATCGTTGTTAATATACTTCATCAGCTCTTCTAGCGAAGTCTGCTTAATATAGTGCTTGTGTGTTTGCACTTTGCTTGAGCCTCTGACTCTTAGCTTTTCGTCTCTTTTAAATTTTGTTGGCATTTCTTCTCCTTAATTTTTATCAAACCATTCCCAGACTATTTCGTCTTGCATCTCTGAAGGGCTGGTTTCAACACCCTCTAGGTCTTTTTGCAAGCCACCGTCCCAAAAATCTTCGTCATCTACAATATCGCCATACATTGCTCTCATTTCTTCTAGGATATCGCCTTCATCTAGCTCTTCCCAGTCAAAATCAGCGTCTTTAAAGTGAGCTACTCCAATGAAGTTTCTAAACTCATCTTCATAGGTCATTTTTATACTATGCTTTTTATCGTGATGATCGTATAAATACTCATGCAAATACTGCACAAATTTTATTGGGGCAGACCAAGCAGAATGACCACTAAAGTAATCCTCTTCAACTTCTTCTACATTACACCACTTTGCGCCTACATTACTTACATAGTAGTTCCAGCTATCTTCTAGCCAGCCGTCTTTGTCGTAAGTTCCTTCTGGCATAAACTTTAGTTTGTCTATGTCAAGAAGCTCCCTACATACATAATCTGTGCCGTCATAAAGTTTTCGCTTTACAGTATGGGTTTCCATAGCTGAGCTAAAACCTTTTAAGCACTCCTCATTGCCATCTACTGTGACATTGAAATATACATGATTAGCCATTTATTTACTCCTTTATTTGCCTAAATCTTTTAAATCCATTTCAGTTATATACTGGTAGCCACCTTTGTTGAAGATAGGAGCGCACTGCTGTTTGCGTTGTTCGCTAAGTAACTTTGCTACTTCGTCTCCACACTCCAAACAGAGTTTGCCTACTATCCTAACCCTAGCTGGGCTTACTTCGTTTCCGCACTTTCTGCATCTACCCACTATAGCCTCCTAGGTAATTCATTGGGTTTGGCTTGTGGTTTTCAGTTAAGTACTCAGCCACAAGGTCTACCATATAACCATACTCTTGAGCATTGCCATCTGAATTTGCATCAGTTGCGTACTCCATAGCGTCTTTCCACTCTTGCCTTGAGATTTTGTTTAGGTTGCGTAAGCTTTCTAGCTTACAACAACTAATATCTTCCTCTAAGCCTTGTGGCTCTAGTATTCCATAGATTATACAGTTGTGCTGTTTCTCTAAGTATAGAATAGCTTCGTGTAAATCCATTTCTGTTATATTTTTCATTTTCATAATATATATTATACTTAAAATTTTGATGTCAGTCAAGAACTATTTTTGTCGATCTTAGAAATAGAAAAGGCACTTGAACAAGTGCGATTATTAGAAAACAAAAAAGCCTCTAAAAGAGGCTCAAAACTGGGGGGACGAATCTCACGCCTCAAACCCTTTTGATTAGGTAACGGCTTACTGCCTATAGGAATTCAGCCGAGTAACCTTTACAGCGTCTACTAATCTGACGACCATCTATAGAGTAGTCGATTTCCTACTTCGCTTTTCAACTGCAATCGGAGTGCGTTGCGTGACCAGTGCCGAACATTGTGCAGCCTTATCGGCTGTCGCAGTTTACTTTTGCTTTTCAGTCTCAATTTTATTAGGGGGAGAGTGAGCAAGTTTCCTGAGACAAAGTCCTTGTTACCTTGCTTCCACCTCTCTTTAGACTCCAAGGAGTTGCAACTCCCGAGCCTCGCCAGCAATGCTGACTACCACCATATGTGAAAGTTTTCACGATAGCACTCTCTAAACGGATAGTTTCGTAGCTTACTATCAACTTACGCGATTGTCAAGGTCATAATCAACGCTTTCAATTACCTGCCATCATCAATACTGCCGTTCAACCAGTGGCTTAATCGAACAGAGGAAGCGAACAGTAGTGCTATTGCCTTATCGGATTAGCACTCTAGTAAATACATACTCCAGACGCTTCACTTTGCTACTGGGCTTCTGCCGTGCCGCAGGGTTGGACAATGTTTGACCACGAGTGCCAATGTTTGACTGCCTACGAATCATTGTTCAGTAGCAATGTTAGGGGGGCGAGAGTTAGTAATCGGTCATCTACCTGCCCACTTCTGATGGCTTACTACGGCACGTACAGCGTGTGCAACAGGTTTCTAACTCTCTCGCCTAAGATTGTTAGGGCTAGTTTTACCATTTTTCGTCTCGTTCCAAAAATGAAATACTAGCAAAAGCTTAAAAAGAACAGCGTAACTCCCACCAACCTCTCCATGAACTCTTTGCTTCTAAAATGATCGCATAGCTGATATGTTAGACTGCGTTTGGTTCACTCTCCAGTTCCGCT